ATGGCGCTATCTTGGAGGCACAAACCGACCGAGGTAAACCAGTATTAAGAAAAAACCCAGCAATGGAAGCACTAAAGCAGGCAAACGCCGAGATAGACAAACTGCGTAAGATTGTGGGCGATGCAGTTAACCTGGACTGAATCTATTATAGAACGCTTTTGCGTCTTAACTGAGGACAGCGGAGCCGGCCAACCAGTAAAGCTTATGGATTGGCAGCGTAAGCTTATACGCGACGCTGAGGGTAAGCGCATGGTATGGCTTGAAATACCACGTAAGAACGGTAAGAGCGCTTTTATTGCTATGCTTGCCATAGCGCACATGCTCAAAGGATTTAAGGAAGGGACCAACCCCCAGGTAGTTTTAGCAGCTGCAACTAGGGAGCAGGCCGGTATCTTGTTTGGCTATGTCCGTAACATGATCCTGCTAAACCCGGAGCTGCAAAAGGTACTAGAGCCCTACCGTAAAGAAATACGTCTAAAGGGCAAGCCCGGCTACCTAAAGACCATTACCAGCGACGGGGGCAGTAACCACGGCCTTAACCCGTCTTTTATCTTATGCGACGAAATACACAGCTGGAATGAGGTAAAGGGTCCGGAACTGTGGGAAGCCCTGCGTACGTCCATGGCCTCACGCCCTAGCCAAATGGTAGCGATCACTACGGCAGGCAGCGCTTACAGCTTTGCCCACAAGTGGCACGAATACGCGGAGCGCGTAAAGGAGCAGCCAAGCATAGACCCAAGCTGGCTAACTATCATTTACGGAGCTACGGACGAAGAGGACCCGCACGACCCGAAGGTATGGGCTAAGGCCAACCCGTCCCTGGGTATAACGGTTACGTTACAATACCTTGAGGAACTAAGCAATACAGCCAAGCACGACGAACCAACCCTACTAAGTTTACGCAAACTGCACCTTAACCAGTGGGCCGGTAGCGCCCAGCCGTACATCGAACTAGGCAAGTGGCTCAAGTGCGAAGGCCCTAAGCCTAAGACCTTGGACAAGTGGCGCTGCTTTTTGGGGGTTGACCTTGCAGCGGTGAATGACTTTACAGCCTATGCGGTAGTATATTTTAATGGTGAGCGCTTTTATACGGTCCAGTATTACCAAATTACCGACCACGCCATGACCAAGCGTAAGCAGAAGTACCCTAACCTAGCGCGTAACTGGATAAAGAACGGGCAGCTGGACATGGTGAAGGGCGAGGTAACTACAACGGACCACCGGATAGCTATGATTGAAAGCATTATTGAAAAGCACCCGGTCGAAGGTATTTTCTTTGACCCGTGGAACGCGGCAGAAACCGTGGAGCGTTTGCGTAGTAAATACGGCAAGCAGTTTTGTTACGAGGTTCGGCAGTCGGCGCTTATGGTGAATGAGCCTATGAAGCTACTTTACCGCATGGTTACCACGAAAGGCATAACACACGACGGCAACCCGATAACTGCCTGGATGATTGCGAACACTAGCCTGCACATTCGGCGCTAGCTGGCTATGTTCACAATGCTAGCACCGGAATGTCAACGTATGAGGAATTAGATATAATTTTTGTGTAACTTTGTGTAATGGCATGGTATGACCGTATAAAGCGCAGTGTTAGTGGTGTAATAAGCCCTAAGCCCTGGTTAATCAATCTTTTTGGGGGTAACGCTACCCTTGCAGGGGAAAATGTAAGCAGCACAAACGCGCCAAAAGTTAGCGCCTTGTACGCCTGCGTTAACTTAATCGGTAACACCATAGCCTCACTGCCTTGGCAGCTGTTCCGCGAAACTGAGCAAGGCCTACTATTTCAGCCTGGCCTTATTAACGACCTAGTAAGCAAGCGACCAAACGAGGCGTACAATAGCTACGATTTCCGTAAGGCTATGTTAACGCAGCTTTTGCTGCGCGGGAACGCTTACGTACTGCCAGTACGTAGCGGTAATAACCTAGCCGGCCTAGAGCTTATCGATACCGAACTGGTAACAGTTGATACTACCAGCGGCGAACTGATCTACCAGCTGCACCTACGCAACGGTATTAACCTACGCCTAAACCCTAACCAGCTAATCCACCTTAAATACTGGTCCTTTGACGGTATTAACGGAGTTAGCCCGATTGTATACGCCAAAGAAATAATCGGTACATCAATGGCCGCAACTGCCCACATGGGCGGCTTCTATGGTAACGGCGGCATGCCTAAAGGCATCTTACAAATTCAAGGCACTATAAGGGACGCGGACCGCGTTAAGCAAATAGGCCGACAGTTCGACGAACTGAACAAGGAGTACAAGGGGCGGACCGCTGTTTTAACTGAGGGGGCAGAGTACAAGCCGGTAGCTGCGAACTTTCAAGAGTCGCAGTTAATTGAGAGCTTACGTTTTAGTGTTGAAGAAATATGCCGCCTTTACAGCGTCCCCCCGCACAAAATTGGCCACATGGACGGCGCAGGATATGCAAATAGCATTGAAGCGCAGAACGCGCAATTCATTAGCGACTGCATACGTCCGCTAATTGAGGTAATCGAAATGGAATTTACCAACAAGCTACTAAGCGGTAACCGTGTATTCCAGCTGGACCTTAAGGCCCTTATGCGTGGCGACATTACCACTGAGGTACAGCGTAACGTGAATTACTGGAACATAGGCGTAATGAGCGCCAACGAAATACGCCGCACTGAAGGTCTAGCACCTATTGAAGGCGGCGACGTATATAACAAGCCTATGCACATGGGCGACACAAACGATCAAAATGGAGAAGGAAATACGCAGCCGGACGATACCGGTAACGGAGAGTAACACCGTAGAAGGCTACGCCCTTAACTGGAACGAGTACGATATGGGTTCCTTTATGGAGCGCATAGACGTTAACGCGCTAGGCGAGTTAAACGACTACGACGTACACGCTTTGTACAACCACGACTACGACCGCGTACTAGCTAGGTCCAAGTACGGCGAAGGCACCCTAAGCCTAGAGCAGGACCAAGAGGGCTTGAAGTTTCGCTTTGATTTGCCCGATACGTCAACTGGTAACGAGGTACGCACGCTAGTAGGTCGCGGCGACGTAGACCAGGCAAGCTGGGCATTTACCGTAAAAAAAGAACGCTGGGAGAACGTACGCAGCGAAAAGCCGACCCGAGTAATCGAGCAAATCGGCGAAATGTACGATATTAGCTTAACCCCTCGCGGGGCTAACCCCACTACGTCCGTAGCCTTACGGTCGCTAGAAAAGGCCTTGCAAGAGGCAGAACCCGAACAATTAACCCAAAACCCCGAAACCGTGGAAAATCACGAAAACGAGGCAGAAACAAGAGCTAACACTTTTGTTGACGCATCAGCCGTTCAAGGTCAGCTTTCAAAAAACGAAGCTCGTAACCTTAGCAAGTTTAACATTATCAAAGCAATCAACGAAGCCCGCAGCGGTAAACTTACTGGCCTAGAAGCCGAAGTAAACCAAGAAGGCCTAAACGAAAAGCGTAAGCTTGGAGTTGACGCACGCGACATGCACGCTATCAACATGCCCGAAATGCTTTTCACCCGTACTCAGTCAGTTACTGGCGGAACTGGTGGAAACCTTGGCGGCGACTTGGTATTTACCGAGCCAGGACGTTACATCGACTTTTTGTACCCCAACACTCCAACCCTTAGCCTTTGCTCAGTTGCAGAGAACTTAGTAGGTAACATCGACTTTCCTAAGCAAACGTCTAGCTACACGCTAAACTGGCAGACCGAAACCGGAACCGACACCGTTCAAGACATCAACTTTGATAAAGTTACTATGTCGCCTAAGCGTGCCGTAATTTCTGCGTCTATGTCAAACCAACTGTTGCGCCAAGAGTACAGCCGTGGAATTGAGCAGCGCGTAATTCAGCAGCTTAACCTTTCTTTCAACAAAGGACTAGAGAACGCCGTACTTAATGGTACTGGATCATCTAACCAGCCTAGCGGTATTTACACTGAACTAGCAGCGCAGGCTTTGACCCTAGGTGCTATTACTTTCGACGACCTGGTAGACATGGAAGCTGCACTAGCTGCTAGCGACGCACTAGCTGGTAACCTTGCTTACGTTACTCACCCTAACGTAGTAGCCAAGCTAAAGAAAACCAAAGTAGACGCTGGTAGCGGACGGCTTACTTTTCGGTAATTTCGCAGACGTTCAAATCGGATTTTGGGGCGGTGCTACTTTAATGGTAGACCCTTACAGCCAAATGAAGTCCTCAATCGTGGAAATCTACGTAGAGCGCTTTATGGACGTAGCCGTATTGCGTAACGCATCTTTTGCTCTAGCAACTGACGTAACTATCTAAACAAATGGTAACGGTTAGCAGCTATACTCCTATTTCGGTAAACCTTACCGAGGTTAAGGCCTTTTGCCGCGTAGACGGTAACGCAGACGATGCGCTACTAACTATGCTTTTTAGCGCAGCGGTTGAAGAGTTTAACAGCTACACCGGCTACCGTTTAGGTGCAACAACTGTAACAGTGGACACCTGGGGGCAGGAGCAATACGCCCTACCCCTAGGTCCCGTTACGGCTATTACCAGTGTAACGGCATACGACGACGAAGGAACCGCAACGGTCCAAGTTCTATACACCGATTACACCTATGTTAACACGACCCTAACGCTAAAGGAAACCCCGGAGCGTATGGTGATAGTTTACACGTGCGGCGATACTAACCCACCCGCAGACATTAAACACGCGTTGTACCAGCGCATTAAATTTGGGTACGATTACGGCGACGACTTGCCGTATAATTCAAACCGCTTTTTTGACCGCCTAGCGTTTCGCTACCGCCAGAATTTCTCGTAATGCTAGACCTACGCGTTGAGCTTTACCAGCCGACTACGGCCACAAATAACAGCGGCCAGGTAACAAAGACCTGGACCAGCGCAGGGTCATTTTACGCCGAGCGCATAGTGCCAGGCGCAACCGGTACGGAAACCATGCCGTACGACCAAATCCAAAGCGCCACCAGCATTACCTGGCGTTTACGCTACCCCAACAGCGTGGCAGCAAAATGGAAACTAACTTACAACGCCGAGGACTACGATATAGTAAGCGTAGCGCCCGAAGGCCGCCGCCGTTTTTTATTAGTTAAAACAACCCTGCGCGACAATGGCACGGGGTAACACTGTTTACCTAAAAAGCGAAAGCGGCAAGGTAGAATCTTTTGATCAGTTCCGGCAGCGCCTAAAGCAATTGGGCACGTCGGAAACTTTGCGTTTTAGGGAGCTTCGGAACATCCTAAAGGCCGAAGCACGTCCGCTGGTGGAAAAGGCCCGCAAAGAGGCTTACAATGAGTTACAAGCCAAGGCCAGCTACAAGGCACGTGGCGTAAAGGATGCCAACAAAAAAACAAACGGAGCATTTTACAACCTATACAAAAGTATAGACGTATTCCCAAACAAGGGGACGGTCAAGGCTTACGTAGTAGTGGGCCTACGCCCAAGCAATAAACGCGGTGCATACTACGCCCCCTGGCAGCTATTCGGCGGAACTGCAAAGAATTTTACGCCCAAGGAATTTTTTGATAAAGCGTTACAAGGTAGCGACGTACCCCGCAAGGCAGCCGAAAAAATTAGTAACTTTGTACAAAAGCGTATTAAAGCGCAGCTACGGTGAACTATCTACAGTACATATACGACGCAGTAAACGCGGCCACGGCTACGCCAGTGTTCAGCTTGGCAGCCCCGCAGGGCCTCACGTCGGATTTTATAGTGATCACCTTAAACGGCATAGCGATAAGCGAAACCAAAGACGACGAAAAAATGGAAAAGGTAAGCGCTACGCTTTTCCTGCATTTCGCCAGCGCCGATACAGCCCAGGCAGAACTTGCCACAATACGCACGTATCTTAAAACAATACATAACACCTTTACGGTAGGTTACATGGAGAACATGCAAGCCTTTTACAATGAACAGCAAGAGAGTATTATACTCGCTGCCGATTTCACCTTTCTAATAAACAAATAATCATGAGCAACATAAGCGGCGGAGAAGTTCGCCTTTTTTTAAGCGCAGACGGCGGAACGACCTACAAAGCGTTTGCAGCCGAAACGGAGTGCAGCATTGAGCTGAACGCCGATACCCGCGAAACCACAAGCAAAGACGTGGCAGTATTTCGTACTTACGTAACTAGCGCAAAGTCCTGGACTATTAGCGGTACTAGCAACCTAGGCGACGACGACGCAGCAAAGTGGAACGTAGACGAACTATACGCCAAAGTAGGCGACATAGTTAACATCCGAATTACCCAAGTTACAGCTGGTACGGTTACCCCCGTAGTAGGTGAAACTAAAGTAGAAGGTACAGCTATCCTTTCGCAGCTTTCAGTTAGCGCACCGGACAAAGACAACGGGAAGGGAAAAAGTTCACGCTGGGGGCAGCATTGCTATTTGAAGAGGTGACGGGTAAAAGCGTCACACAATTAGGTAACCTAGGCCTGGCAGACATGCTAGCCATGCTATACGCTCAAGAATTTTGGGATATGGCGGACCGCATAAGCTTTGATGAGTTCAAGGCTATGGCAGGGGCTTGGGATATTACCGAACTTACCCAGCGGCTTAACGGCCCTTTTTCCCAGCCGGCGGCCCAGTAGACGTACTAGGTCAGCTGGTGGGACGCTTAGGCCTTGCGCCTAGCGAAGCAAAGACGTTAACACTGGAACAATTAGAAGCTGTGTTTAGGCACGGCTTAGAACGGGACAAAGACGAGTGGCGAAGGCAGCGATGGCTAGCCGCCGTGCTGGTAAACATAAGCGGGAAGTCGGTAAAGAATGTAATTTCCGAAACCGACCTACTTGCGTTTGAAGATGAAAAAAAGGAAAGCAGCCTTCGGGCATTATTGAGAAGCTATGGACGTAACCAGTAAAGTATTATTAGGCTTAGATGCCGCGGAGTTTCGCCGTGGTATTCAGCAGGTAGACGCGCAGCTTAAACAAACGTCTAAGAGCTTTGCTAACCTTGGCGCAATGATAGGCGCTAGCTTTGCGGGTGCCGAAATTATAGCCTTTGGTAAGGAGTGCATTAACCTTGCTGCCGAAGCTGAGAACGTCCAGGTAGCCTTTGCCAATATCGGAACGAGCGCACAGCTCACGCAATTACAGCAAGCAACCGACGGCGAAATAAGTAAGCTTAAGCTCATGGAACGCGCTGTAAAGGCAGTGGGCCAAGGTACGGGCATTGAGGACCTAGCCACGCAGCTGGACTACGCCAACAAGGTGAGCGACGCTACGGGCATAGCCTTTGACGAAATAGCCGACAAACTGCAAACGGCTTTTGCCAAGGAAAGCACTAAGGGCCTAGAGCAGGCAGGCATTAACGTAAAGGAAATGAAGGACCAGCTAGCCGCTGGCGTTCCTTACGCAGAGGCCCTTGGTAACGCAATGAAAGCCACCCTGGACATTATAGGCCCAGGGATCGAAAGCAGCGCGGATGCAATAGACCGACAAAGGGCAAGCATAGAAGATTTAAAGCTGCAAATAGGCACAGCCTTGCTACCGGTATACGCTGGCTTTTTGTCTTTTGTATCTGAGGGGCTTAAAGTATTAAACTCCCTGCTAAGTGGCCAGCTTTCGCTATACGAGAAACTGTCTTATTTAGCCAGTTACATAATGCCAGGCGGCGCAACTATGCGTATATTTTTAGACGGCTTAAAAGCGTCTAGGGAAGCCTTAGTAGATACAACCCTTGCAGCTCCCAAGCTGGGCATAGCATTAACCGATACCGGTAACAAAGCAGAGGATGCAGCCAAAAAAGTTACAAAGCTAAAGGATAGCTACCTGGACATGAACGCTGAGGTAGAGCGTTTGTTAAAACTAAAGGCGCAGTTTGACCGCGCAATGTTTGAAGATTTTGAGGTTGGTTTTAAGCAGAATTTACAATTCTTGCCACCTATGACCGCTGTTGACGAAACCGAGGGAGAACTAGTGGAGTTAAAGGATAAAGTAAAAGACTTTAGCAAAGAGCTACAACTAGCCGCGAACATAGGCGCTGAGTTTGGCGGCATACTTACCCAGGCCTTTACCGCTTCGCTTACCAACGGCGAAAACTTTTTTGCAGTCCTAGGCAAAGCCTTAAAGGACTACGTAGCCAAGTTGGTGGCCGCGGTAATTGCAACGGTCGCGCTTGCTGCAACCATTAGCGCCATAACTGGCGCGCCGTTTAAAGCCACCTTTCAAGCAATGCAAGCAGGCAGCGGCGGTATGGGCAAGCTGTTTGGCGGTGGCGACATGAACTTAAACGCCCGCGTAAGCGGCTCGGACCTACTCCTAGGCACCCAGCGCAGCGGCAATAATTTCTCGCGAGTAGGTGGCTAAGGTCCTATTTGCGACGGCCGATACAGCAGGCTATGAGTGGACACTTTGGGGGGTCGATGCCCCGCTAAGTCCAGCACCCGGCTTGGAGTTTACCGTAGCGTCGTGGGAAGTTGCATACCAAGCGCAGGACGAGGTGAAGCCTGGCATAATTGCCAGTACATGCAACCTTAGCGTATTCGGTGGCCTTAGCATTAACGACTGGCGCACAATCCTAAGCGATGCCTACGGTAGGTATATAATTGAGCAGAGAAACGGCCTTAACGTAGTTTGGAGAGGGTTCATGGTTCCGGACGCTTGCAGCATTGAAGTAACCAACGGGCAGCGATTTATTAAGCTTACCTTTTCGGACGGGTTTCAAATGCTTAACCGACGCGCAGACTTTTACCAGTTCACCGGCATAAAAGCCTTTACGGACCAAATTGCCGATACTTTCAACCTTTGCAACTTTTGGGACTGCTATACCGGCTTTCTCGTTTCCGAACATTTGCAACCAACGAATAAAGGGATCACTACAAACCAGGGCGGCTTATGGTGGACCGGGTGCATACAAAGCGGCCTATGGTTCCGCGATAGCGAGTACCGCACCTACCGCGAAGCGCTAGAAGATATTCTCACGACCTTTGGCCTACAACTATACCAAGACAAAGGCGAGCTAGTATTTAGGACCGCTTGGCTTAGTACGCCAGCTTGGTACAATATCTATACTAAATTCGGGGCGTTTCTTGAACGTATTACTACGCCTGGCCCCTCGGTAGTGCCCACGGTTTATTCTGAGGGCTTAGAGCTGTACAAGCCGGCCTTTCGTGAGGTATTCATTACCCACAACCAACCGAGCCAGGGTATAATTAGAAACGAAAGCGGTAACAACAAAGCACGCGACAATTACTTTGTAAGCAACGTAACGCCAACGGGTGCCAACCATATAGATTTAGATTCATACCTTAACGCAAAGCTGTCTTTTGATGCTGGCTTTGGCGGCGGTGCCGTAGACTTTGAGTTTTACGTTACGATTCAGTTTGGTAACTATTACTGGAACGGCACGGACTGGACTACCACCCCTTCCTTTGTTACTTATATCGAACACCGAATCTTTGGACCTGGGCCTAGCCTAGAGAACATACAGCACCATATTAACGGGGACCACTTAGACACCCTACCGACCATAGGAACGGAGCCTATGTATTACACGGTTACCGGCATACAAACGGCAGGCTACCCAGCCGATACAATAGTAACAACCGCAACCATGTACTTTGCGTACCACAACGCGAACCCCAGCACTACAATTTATTATGCGGACAATACCAAACGTATTAACGGCATAACTACGGAGCTTAATACCGAGCTTGGGGATATTTGGACCAGCTCCGGAATTGGGGCAGCGCTAGCTGGGGAGTTGCGGTGCTTTACAAATAGCGGGCGAACTGTTGCCTACGGCAATATATTTTGGAGCGCGGACCAAGACCTTATCTTGACTATTGTAGCTTACCAGTTAGCTCGTAAAAGCTTTCAACCTGGGCAATACTACGAAATAGACCTACACGGAACCTATTCATATAACCACTCCTTTACCTGGGATTCTATATTATACAAGCCCGTGAACCTAAGCTTCAACGACCGCGATTCTCGCGTTACTTACCGCGCATATTTAGACGGTGCAATTTTAACGAGTACGGAATCTAAGCGACCAAACCAGGACCTATGATAACCTACGAATTACCGACGCACCTATTTTATTACTTTGTAACCTGGGAGGGGTATTACCAAGACTATACCTGGGCACAACTTGACAACAACTGGAACACATGAATACAGCTCAATTTATTACAATTTTTTATAGCGACATTTTAAACGCAGAGGACAGCTGGGACGCGCTAGACGCTAACTGGGAACTTTTGGAGTTTACATGGAATAGCTAACATTTTTTTAATTAACTTTACACAATGGGAACAACCTTAACTGGCACTAAGCCAAAAGATACTTACGATAGCCTTATTAAGGTTACGGATAACGGGCCAATTAGCGGAACCGCTAAATACTTAAGCGACGGACTAGGCAATGATTTGCCAATAGCAGTAAGCACCAGCAACGTAGGCATCGGCACGAGTACGCCCGTTTCTAAACTAAACGTAAACGGAGTAATTACTGCTTCCGCAGGTGCGCAGTCAAACCCTACGGGTGGAGCTTCTATTGTTGTAGATTATCAAACGACAAGCGATTTACAAGGTCGTGTGCGTTCAAGAGATTGGGATGGTGGCTTATGGAAAAACTTGCGCCTTGAGGGTGAAAATATAATCGTTTCGCCTTCGGGAACAGAGCGTGTTCGTGTTACTGCTAACGGCCTAACCTTCAACGGGGACACCGCAGCAGCCAACGCCCTTGATGACTACGAAGAAGGCACTTGGACTATGGGTATTGCTTTTGGTGGTGCGTCTGTTGGTGTGACTTATGCAAACACTACGGGAACGTACACCAAGATAGGAAGGCAAGTAACGGTTAATGGATTTTTGCGTCTTTCAAATAAAGGAAGTTCTACGGGTGGTGCAAAAATTACGGGATTGCCTTTTACTGTTGGCAATGTTACAGGTAATCTTGCAGGCGCAGCTTTAAGATTTGACACTATAACTTTTACAAATCAGTTTATGGGTCACGCAGAGGACAACTCAACAACTATAGCATTAGAGGAAATCACCACATTGGGCGCAGTATCAACCCTTACTAATGCTGACTTTGCAGATTCTTGCTCAATTATTGTTGGCCTCACCTACTTCGTATAATAAATAAAACTAAACAAAATGATTGAAGAAGTAATCTACATCAGCGAATTCAACGTCAAATTAGACGGAACTATCGCAGTTCGCAAAACAACTGACGTTACCAAAGACGGAGCCGTAATCGCTTCATCTTATTGGCGCACCGTGCTTGCAGTTAACGACCCTGCTGCCGATGAGGTATTGGGAGTTGATGGCTACTACCGCACCCTTGCCAGCGATGCTTGGGCTTTGATTCCTGCGCCCGTCGCCGAGCCAAAGGCGAAAAAATAAAACGGGGCGTAAGCCCTTTTTTTTATCATGACAAACGACCACATAGTAGGAGCCTGGACGCTCAATATGTTTAGCACGGTAGCGGCACAAGTTATGCCAATCGTAGGCGCTATTTCATTTTGCCTAACCATAGGCTACACCCTTTACCAGTGGCGCAAAGATGTTAAAAAGAATAACGGAGAACCCAAAAACTAGCTGCTTAGCTGGTATTGTATTCGGCGTAGCCATGATAATGGTTTGGTATGAAAAAGCCACGCTAGTAGAGGCCGGCGTATTTTTACCCGCGATCGTCGGGCTACTTTTTGCTAAGGACAAATGACAAAGAATTTCACTTTGGCGGAGCTGACAAAGACCCGCTTCGCTTTTGACAACACGCCAACGCCACAAATTGAGGCTAACCTACTCTTGCTATGCCAAAAGGTATTACAGCCACTACGCGACGCGGTAGGTCCAGTAACGGTAACCAGCGGGTATAGGTCCAAGCTCGTAAACGAGGCGGCAAACGGAGCCTATAAGTCTGACCATTTGTATGGGTTTGCGGCTGACCTGCAAAGCCCGGACGGGGACCACCGGAAGATATTTGACTGGCTAAAGACAAACGCCATGTATAGCCAGCTTATTTATGAGTTTGGCACCGATAAGCAGCCACAGTGGGTGCATGTAAGCTACAACCCTAAAGACTTGAAACGTGAAACCCTACGCGCTCGGAACGTGGGCCGTCGTGTTACTTACAGTAGCATGTAGCCCCAAAATAATCAATACCGAAACCATTACCATACGCGAAACGCAGACGCTACGCGATACGGTAACGCTTCGCGACAGCATTACGCTGGTCCAGGATAGGGTCCAGGTCGAAATAGTACGGCTCCCAGGGGACCGCATTTATGTTAAGGGAACATGCAAAGGTGATACGGTTTTTAGCAATACGCAGACGATTCGCGAGGTTAACAAAAAGCCAAGCCGACGTCAAGAATTGTTTACTATGCTGCCTATTATAGTTTTAGGTATTACCTTGCTCGTGGTAATACTTAAAAAATGATTATAACGCACCATCGAAACAGCCACACAATAGACGTAGAAGGAAAGCATTTTAAGCTATACCTACTATCTGACCTACACTGGGACAACCCACACTGTGACCGAGTAGCCCTTGCAAAACATTTAACCCTTGCCAAAGAAGAAGGGGCTAAGGTCGCCATAAACGGTGACTTTTTTTGTTTAATGCAGGGTAAGTACGACCCTAGACGCAGTAAAAAGGACATACTGCCGGAACACAATAAGGTAAATTACCTGGACGCGGTAATAGAAGACGCGGTAAAATGGTTTGGCGACTGGGCCGAAACGATTATATTTATAGGATATGGCAACCACGAAACCGCAATCATTAAAAACGTGGAAACGGACCCGCTCCAGCGATTCGCCGACCTATTCAACTACACTTACAAACCCGCCGTACCTATTACCGTCGGGGGCTATGGTGGCTGGCTTACGCTACAATTTAAAAGACAAACAATCCGCAAGTCCTACGCCATACATTATTACCACGGAAGCGGTGGCGGCGGAGCAGTAACGAAAGGAACCATACAGCACCAGCGTAAGATGGCCGACATCGAAGGCGCGGACTGCGTATGGATGGGCCACGTTCACGAGCTGTACGCAATGTACCAAACTAAAGCCGGGCTAGATGGTCACCGTATGCCTATTTTAAAAGAGGTGCTGCACTTACGTACTGGAACTTATAAAGACGAATACGGGGACGGGGCCTTTGGCTGGCACGTAGAACGTGGCGCACCACCAAAGCCAATAGGATGCGTAACGCTCGATTTTTACTACCGTAGAACCAGCAAGAGCATGGTTTTGGACGTAACACCACAAATTCTTAACGAAAACAAATTTCGTAAATAGAAATTTTTGTATTACTATTGCCGTGTTAACCAACACTAACACAAAATGGCAAATAGATTTTTACTTTGGATAGACCGCGTGGGCTTACCCCTGGCGGCTTTTGTTTCCGTTACCGGGAGCGTTTTAATGTTTGTAATAATTATTATTCGTTTACTCTATGAAAACTAGCACAATACAGCACGCCACCGGGGACGGAACATGGCAGAGCGCTTATGGTTTAATGTACGCTTACGAGCTACGTATGGCCAACGGTGACCACTTTAAAGTGAATTCTAAAAAGGCAGACGCTTTTCAAAATGGCCAGTCTATTAACTACGAGCTAACCGGCAAGACGGACCGCAACGGTACGCCCCAGGGCAAAATCGTGAGTGAATACATGCAGCAAGTCGCGCCAGCCCCTTTTAACGGGCAAGTATTAACTATGGCACAAGCTCCCGCAAATAATGCAGGAGGTAAGGACCGTAGCATTTTAATACAAGTGGCCTTTAAGATGGCTATGGAGCGTTTGAACGCTGACCCGACCAAGACCTTACAAGAGGTTTACCTAGTTGCTAAGTACCTATACGACGAAATGGTAACGGCACATGAGCAATTTTGAAACCCCGGTATGCGTAGAGCTTGGCGCTTTCATTGAGGGCCAGCTGTCGTTAATTCGGCATAAGATGCAAGAGGCAGTCTTAGAGGAGCAGAGCGAGCTTTGGGGCCAACAAAAGCAACTACTCAAAATCAAGACCTGGCTACACTGGTACGAAAGTCAAAGAAAGTGATTGAGGAGTACAACTTTGCAGACTTGAACCTAGAGGAAAATCTAGTTGTAGAGTATATACGCGACTGCGACGAGGACGGCTGCCGTATGGTAGTAAACCGCGTTACTTTATTTATAGCGGGTTATGCTGTAAAGATGCCGGACGAATTGTATATAAAGATTTACCGCATGTGCGATGATTACGCAAATGAGTTAGACCCTTTCGACCGGTGAACGTCAAGCAAAAAGGCAATAGGTTTGAGGTGGCCGTGGCGAGAATGCTCCGGCCGCTTTGGCCTAACGTGCAGACCAGCCGTTTAATGAACAAATGGCTAGATGGCCAAGGCGTAGACCTAGTAGAAACTTACCCTTTTCACATACAGTGTAAGCACGTAGAGCGAGGGCTAGACCCTCACGCTGTGCTTGAACACATGCCTAGCACCCCTGGCATGTATAACGTGCTTTTATGGAAGCGCAACCGTAAGAATACATTAGTGGTTATGAGCGTAGAAGATGCTACCAAAATAGCGCATATTTTAAAATACCAACGTAATATTTAGCACCAACGAGAAATGAAACAAGAAGAACCAAGCAACGATATGTGCGAATGCAAAGTCCCACAACCACAAATCAAAGTCAGTGAAAATGGAACATATGCTTACTGCACAAAATGTATAAGAACAA